GGGATGGTGGGCGGCAGGCTCGGCGTGAAGCCGAGCGGGCGGCAGGTCGTACCCCACATCGCGCCGGTCCAGAAGCGCTCCATTCCGGGCAGGTTCGGGTCCGGGTACCAGCCGGGTCGGCGGATGACGGTCGCGTCGTTCGTGGTCATGTTGTTCTCTCTCTCTCAGAGTGGGCTGTCGTGCCCGACCCACGTTCAGACCCCGCCCCGTGATGAGGGCTGAACATGGGCCGCACAGAAAGTCCTACTTTCCGGGCCTCGAAGGCAGGACTTCTCAGTCCTTCACCTTCTACTACTAGTATACCACACTAGTAGGGCATAGTCAAATCCTGACGGGGTTCGTCAGGACTACTCGACGATCCGAGCCTCGAAGGAGGCTCGGCCGGTGTCGTTCGGCACGGGGACGAGTCCCTCGCGCTCACGCCAGGCTTCCTCGTGCTGGGTCTGGGCGATCTTGCCCATCCCGTAGTTGACCTCGTACACCGAGAACGGGGTGTAGTCCCGGCGCATCAGGACCTCCGTGCCCCAGGCGTGGTCGTAGGCCACGTGGTTCAGGAAGTGCAGGCACCGGGCGATCTGGTCGTGCACGGTGACGGACTCGTACCAGCCGAACACGTCGAGGTCCGTCTCGCATCCGTTGCACTTGACCTCGATCGAGAAGTCCTGCTCTCGACCGAGCCACTGCTCCGCGATGATCTGCGAGTACAGCCGTGCGGCCATTAGGTCGGGCCTGTTCGGCTGGGCGTAGAGGGCCTTGCACTTCTTGCAGGTCACCTTCTTCGCCGTCTCGGTGTGGTTCACGCCTTCCGAGAGGCACGCGTTCACGTAGAACGTGCCGCCCTCGTTGGCGTCCTCCAGTTGGGTGGGGATATACCAGTGCATGATTCTCTTCTCTCTCTCTTACGGATGCCGGTCGGCAACCGAGAAAGTAGGACTATCCGGAGATAGCCCTACCCTCACGGTGTCCGCTACAGGCTGACGTACAGCCCCAGCGTGGTGAACGTGAACGTGGCCGCCTCAGCGGGCACGGTGTAGACGGCCTGACCCACGTAGGTCTGACCCTCGTACAGATCGGGCGCACCGCTGATCGTGGCACCGGGCGCGACGACCCACTCCTGCTCGGAGATGGAACCGTTCTCGGTCATGATCTGCCAGTCGTACGCCTCGACTCCCGGCATCACGGGGGTGGTCGCGTTCAGTCCCGTGATCGTGTACTCCACGATGATGTACTTGAACCCCGCCGGTGCCAGTTCGTTGAACTGGTTCGCCTGTGCGATGGATGCCGTGGCATCGGCCTCGACCAGACGCGCGGCCACGGTGTACAACTCGTTGCCACCAATGTCGGACATGGTGACGACGTAGCCCGCCGGGTACGGGTTCTCTCGGGTGCCCTCCGTGGGGACGGTCTCCACCTTGACAGGAGCGGGCTCAGCGCTCTCGATCGGCTTGGATGGGGCGTCGACCGATCCGTTGGCCGATACGCCCGCACAGCCAGCCAGGCTGACGGCGAGGAGGCCGGTGAGGGCGAGGGTGGTGATGTTCTTCTTCATGGTGCTTCTCTCTCTTGTGTACGACCGCCGGACGGCGGCCGAGAAAGTAGAACTTTTCGGGAAAGCCCTACTCTCACGGCATCCGTCAGTCGGCGCGTGCATGCGCAGCGAGACGATCCATGTGGTGGCCGAGGACAGCAACATCCACGCCGGTCTGCTGCCAGCAGACCTCACGGATGATCATGTAGTGCTCGGCGTAGGTGTCGTTGGACAGGGCGAACCCTCGACTGGCGAGGGTGAGTGCGATCAGTTCCTCGTCGCACATCTCTCTGGTTGTCGGCATCAGACTCGCCTCCGCTCCTCGTCACTGAGCGGCTGGTACTCCGGCGTGCATCGGAAGTGCCCACGCTGGCCGAACTCGTTCTCGTACGCACCTGCCTCCATGTCGCTGATCTTCTTGCCGCATCCGGGGCAGTAGTCGAGGAGGCTCTGGAAAGTAGGACTTTCTCGGACCTCCTCGCGTGGCTGGATTTCGAGGTAGACAGTGACCTCCTGCGAGTCGATCCACGCCAGGAAGGCGTCGTCCTCGCGGAAGGTGTGCGTCTCGATGAGCACATGGAATTGGGTGAATTGGTGGACCACGATGGGTCCGAGGGTGGTCGTCATCTTCGGTGTCTCTCTCTCGGAAAGTCGTACTTTCTGGCTGGTGGCATCGGCATCCGCGCGCGAGAAAGTAGAACTTTCTGCGCGTAGGGTCGCCAAAGTGCCCACATTCGGCGAATGTCGGCAGGGTCAAGCAAAGGATTCAGTCACCAGATCGCGGCATGCCAGGGTTAGTTGGCAGGGTTGTCCCGCGCATGGGCGAGCAACCAATCGGTGATGTCTTCAGTCATTGGTGAACGTGATGCGGCAGGCTTGCCCGCATTCCGGACAGCGGTATTCGATAGCGATGATCGAGTCGTCGACAGTGATCCAATGCTCCCGCCCGCATGGGCAGGTGTCGGTGAATGACGACGGGCTCGGGTCAAAAGTGGTGGCCATGTGGTCCTCCGATTCTCAGAAAGTAGACCTTTCTGGGTGGAGGCATGCCGCTATCAAGTGACTGAATCCGCGGATACGGGTTGGCTAGATAGTCCACTCCCAGGGTTGGCGCGGGATTGCGCCGATGGGTGGGTGCTACGCGACCAGGGCGGCCAGGTTGGCCAGGAGGTCGCGGATGGTGGACTTCTGCTCGTCGGTGTACTTGCCGACGTTCTCGGGGGTCACCAGAGAGAGCGTCCCGACCAGACCGTCGAACGTGATCTGCTTGTCGAGTTCGGCCTGCTTCTGCTTGCGCGTCGCGGCCTTCTGCTCCTGGTCCGCCTTCTTGTCCTTCAGCAAGGCAGACTTCTGCTTGATGAAGGTGGCAACGGGGTCGGCACCATTCTGGATCGCCTCAATGGCGGGGATGACGTAGTTCTCTTCCTTGGCCCGGAACGACTGGCTGGCGAAGTTGAACGCGGCTTTCGCCACGGCTCCCGCCTGCGAGTTCGTCTCGGGGTTCGTGTCGACGTTCGCCCGAAGCATGTACTTCCATGTGTTCACCAGGTTGGTGACAGCGGGCTCGCTGAGGATGGGCTCGTGGTGACGCAGGAGCGCGGCGTTCGCGGTCTTGCGGAACACGTCCCGAAGTTCGGCGGCATCCGCACCTTCGGTGGACCCGATGTACTCGTAAGCGAGTCGGGACTGGTGAAGGCGCAGGTCTCCGGTGTCGGAGATGAGCGCGAACTCCTCGACGATTTCGTCGATCGAACGGGTGTGAGTGTTGGTGGTGGTCTTAGCCATGATGTGGCTCTCTCAATCTGCCTCGCGGCGTAGTGAGAGTGGACTACCTAGTCAACCCGTATCCGAGTTCACGGATGAGGTTAGCGGGTGCATTACAGGCCGGATGCCGGGGCTTGACGCCAGCGGATCACGGGGAATGCGGTCGCTTGACCTATCCGAGTGCTTACCAAATAGTTTTACTATTCGGTGTTCTAGAGAGAGTTCTCCCTAGCGACTGGGCGGAGTTTTTGGGTACTCCGAGTAGACCCATATTCGGGTGTTTTTGTGCGCGTTCCTCCTTCAAGTGACAAAGTTCTACTTTTTTTCAAGTGGGGCCTCGTTGCCCCGCTTCGTCAAGTCTACCAGACTAGGGGGGTGGAGCCTAACCGGGAGCGCTGTTTGACTACGCTCACCACCTACTCATGCATCACCGTGGTGGGGACATTATGTCCCACACAACCCATGCCTGGGAAAGTAGAACTTTCTGGGGCCGCTCCAGGCGGCCCCTACACGGCATCCGACTAAAGTTCCGTGCTGGGCAGAGGTCCCCCCCGTTCTGGGGGGAACGCTGAAGTAATCAGGGCCACGCGTGAGCGTCACGGACGGGGTATGAGGTATCGCGTTCGACTCGAACGGTGTCCGGTCATGCCTTGACCACCGCGCGCGAGTACCTCTCGGATGCCAGCCCTTGATTGAGGAGCGCCGCCCTACCTGTCACTACCAGACTCGATCTGGTAGCCCCTTCCGCCGAAGCGGGGTACAATATTCAGTTCGGAGCCTGTAGCCCGGAACGCGGTATGCCTGGTAGCATGAAGCCGCGTTCCTCGACAGAACTCACCATAGCCCCCCCGGTGCCGCTCACCTAGAGCCGCCGGGGGGCTATTCTTTTTGTGGGACACTTCGCCGTAACAGAAGGCCCAGGTCAGGCCAGAAAAAGGAGAATGGGAACATGGGCGGAACTGAGGAAGTTCAGTACAACGAGTTCGGTGGCGTGATCCACCAGGTCGAGGGAGTGGTCGGCGTCGGGTCAGGATCGGAAATGGTCGACCCCGCCGCGTCAACCCCTTCGGAGGGGGAGAAGTAGGCGGTATCCTTTCTGTGGTACACAAGTACCGTCCACGAAAGGAACTGCCATGAGTGACGCAAACGCCGACGGCCCCTACCTCGAAGATGCCGTCGACATCACTGACACGAACAAGGAAGAGCGCAAGCAGCGCGAAGCCGAGGAGCGCGAGGCCGCCAAGGTCGCACGCGAGAACGAGCGGGAGACCGCGAAGGCGGAACGTGCCGCCAAGCAGGCCGAGCGCAAGAGCGAACGCGCCGAGGACCGGGCCGAGCGCAAGGAAGATGCCGCAGACGACAGCGAGCCCGCGCCGAACCAGGACCTGCCGGAACCGCAGTGATCTACGACCCGTTCGACGTGAACGTCGCCATGGAAGAGAACGGCGACCTCTACCGTCGTGTGCGGGTGCATGACTTCGGTAAGCCGGTAGCCGAAGGAGTCCTGGAAGGATTCGTGCCGTGGGGAGTCACCGGCGAGCAGGACTTCCCCCGGCCGGAGTGGTAGTTTCTCGAAAGTTTTGCAGGACCCTACACAGGGGATGGACATGAAGCGCTGGATCGTGGTGCCCAAGTCAGGCGAGTGGTTCGTCGTGCTCCGCAACGACGACGGCACCGATGACCACACCCACCCTCTCGGCTTCGAGCGGGAGCGAGACGCCGACCGTGCCGCCGCCAGGCTGAACACGATCCGCGAGTCGGCGGTCGTCGACTAGAAGAAGAACCACCAGCGGTGGAAGCGCCTCCACAGCACAGCCGCCAGGATGCCGACGGCCGCGCCGAGGAGGAACCTCACTGCGGCGGGAAGAGTTCGGTGAAGCAGGTGTGGTAGTGGATGTCCCGCTGTCCCGGCTCCTCTAGTTCCCAGTCGCCGGTCTTCTTGTCGTACCAGCCGTGCAGGTGGCGGTCCTCGTTGTCGTCCGCGACCACGAAGTCGTAGACGTAGCCGCCGTGGGCCCAGGCGCGAACGACATCCAAGCCCACGGCACGCGAGAGGCGGCGCGTTGTCTTGTCGCTGAGCCGCTGGGCGCTCATGACGAGCGCCTCTTCATCCGCCGCTTCTCTTCCTTGATCATGCGGCGCATGGCTTCAGAGAGAGAGGCACCCCCGGCAATGTCGCGCAGGTCCTCCATATCGGCGTCCGACAGGCGGAACTTGACGGTGTAGGTCATCGTGACGGGACCAAGGGGCGGGCGTACCATGCGTCTATTGTCCCACAGAACCATTACGTTCCCCAGAAAGTAATACTTTCCGCGCTAAACTCTGGCGCATCAGGGAGGCCCGCAATGACCGATGCCGCACGTGACCCCGGCGATGACCTCGAACGCATCCCGGAGGACCTCGGCATCCGCCGCATCCAGAAGAGGATCGGCACCAACAAGGATGTCCGCGACGCCGAGACCATGAGCGAGGTCATGGCCCGCGGCATCATGTCGCTGTGGACCCGCGGCGCGAACTATCCCGAGATTGCCGACGAGTTCGGGGTCTCTGTTCCCACCGCCCGCATGGCGGTGGAGCGCGTCCTGGCTGATTCGCTCGATGACACCGAGGACAAGACCAAGCAGAGACAGCGGGTGTCCCTCCAGTTGGATGCCTTCCTCCGTTCTGTCGTCGACCGCGCCCTGGACCAGACCGACGAGGCGCAGTTGTCCTACCTCCGCGCCGCGATGATGGTCGTGGACCGCAAGGCTCGCCTGCTCGGCCTCGATGCGCCGGTCAACATCCAGTTGGGCCTGCCCTCCAAGGACGAACTCGACCAGTGGGTCGCCGCCGTGGCGATGTTCAACGGCACCGCGCCTCCGGTGGAGGGTGATCCGTTCGGCGACATCGAACTCACTCAGGACCCGGAGACGGGTGAGTGGCAGTAAACCAGCGCATCCGCCAGGAAATCGCGGACCAGATGCCGGAGAAGAGACTCCAGAGCCGCTTCACCACCTTCGAGAGCGCCTTCAACGAGATTGAGGACGCCGCGTACAACCGCCGGATGACCACCAGAGAGTACGTCGGCCGTGCCGCACTGGCTTTCGCGGTGTTCGACTCCCACGGTGAACTGCTCTGGGAGGAAATCACCGAAAAAGAGCCTCCGATCAGCGATTTAGTGCGTCCCGGCTTCCCGAAAGACCGTCTTCGGGGGCGCGGTCACGGCGACTGGCAGATCGTGAGGCTGAGATGACCTACGTGCCCCCCTTTGAGGACGATTCCGGGGACGACGAGGCTCCGAAGGGGCTTACCCCCGCCGAAATCCGGGCTATGGCCGAGGGATGGTCCCCGGAAGCCCGGTCTCAGGCCGCTTCGATGATCGAAGACCTCGTGCAAGGGCGTCGGCGGGCGTGGTACTGCGCAAATCCGGGAAGGGAGTGCGATGGGAAGCCGCATCAGGGCTATATGTACCCTCACGCCCGAGGCGACCAGTGGCCCCCGCCCGGATCGGACTGGTTCACGTGGTTCCTGAGCGGCGGGCGCGGTTCCGGGAAGACCCGGACCGGTGCCGAGTACGCGCGGCGGATGAGCGAGCGCGTCGGGCGCATGGCCCTGATCGCTCCGACCGGCGCGGACGTGCGCGACACGATGATCGAGGGTGAGTCCGGACTCCTCTATGTCTGCTCCGTGGCTGGTCAGGGGGCAAAATGGGAGCCGTCGAAGCGCCGTGTCACCTTCGCCAACGGGTGCATCGCGACCACCTTCTCGGCCGAGGAACCGGACCGCCTCCGCGGTCCGAACCACGGCTTCGCCTGGCTCGACGAACCTGCCCACTACCCGAACGTCGAAGAGGTCTGGTCGAACCTGATGTTCGGCCTCCGCATCGGGAAGCGGCCTCACGTCGTGCTGACCTCGACGCCGCTTCCGACGAAATGGGTGCGAGACATCCAGGGCCGGGAGAAGACCCGCGTGGTCCGAGTCTCGACCTACGCGAACCTCGACAACCTGGCCCCGAACTTCCGCGAAGAGGTCGTCGCCCAGTTCGAGGGCACCCGGAAGGGTCGCCAGGAGTTGTACGGCGAACTGCTCCTCGATGTCGAGGGCGCGCAGTGGCAGGAAGAGTGGCTCCAGCGCTGGCCGCGGGACATGGCTCTCCCGGAGTTCGACCGGATCGTGGTCGCGATCGACCCGGCCGGTTCGCAGAACAAGCGCTCCGACGAGACCGGCATCGTCGCCGCCGGTCGGGTGGACAAGAAGGGCTGGGTGCTGAAAGACGCCTCCGGCAAGTACAGTCCGCAGGGCTGGGCACGCATGGCACTCAGCATCTATAGGGACCTGGATGCCGACGCGATCATCGCCGAGAAGAACTTCGGTGGTGACATGGTGCGCAAGGTGATCGAGACCGAAGCCGAGTCGATGGGCCTGACGCCGCGGATCATCGTCAAGCAGGCGATGCGGTCCAAGCAGTTGCGCGCCGAGCCGATCGTCGGCCTCTACGAACAGAGCCGGGTGTGGCACACCGGTGACCTGGTGGAACTGGAGACAGAGATGCTCACCTGGATTCCGGGCACCGGCCCGTCCCCGAACCGGGTGGACGCCCTGGTCTGGGCGATGGACGAGTTGATCAACGCGTCGACGATAGGTCGCATCCGGAGCGCTCGCGGCGGTACGATTCGGCGCAGGGACGACGATAGTGACGGACCTTACCGGAGGTCCGCATGATCGAGTTGCTGGACATTGATAGGCACTGGATCGTCTTCCTCGCAATCATCGTCGCAATTGTCGGTGTGGCCCGGTTGACGCGGGTGATCGTGCACGACGATTTCCCTCCCGCAGTGTGGTGGAGGATCAAGTGGGCAACCTGGACCAAGGACGGCCCGTGGTCGAAGTTGTTCCTGTGTTGGTGGTGCCTGTCCTTCTGGGTGGCCCTGGTCTGTATCGGGTGGTTCCTGCTCGGCGACGTGCATCCGATTTTTGCCTGGTCATGGTGGATTTTCTGGGGCGGCTTGGCCGTCTCCTATTTGGCAACAATGCTGATCGTCCGCGATGAGCCGAGGGAGTAGGGGGAGCCATGCCTCGCGTATCGCAGTTTGAGTCGCGTGTGATCCGGATGCCGCAGGGCAATGCTGTCGTGGCCTCAGCGAAGAGGATGAGTGTGCCGGGAAAACAGGGCGGCGAGGGGAAGCCGAAGAACGACTCTGCGTGGCAAGAGCGCGCATGGATGTGGTACGACGTGATCGGCGAGTTTCGGTTCGCCTGTGCATGGGTAGGCAATGTCCTCTCCCGCGCCGTACTGCACGTGACCCGCGGTGGGGAGCGGGTCACTGAAGGCGATGCCTTCGACGCACTGAACTCTCTGTTCGGTGGGCCGGAGGGACAGAAGGAAATGTTCCGCCAGTTGGGCATCCAGTTCACCGTCGCAGGCGAGGCGTACATCGTCGGCGAGGACGGCGGCGAGAACCCCGACGACCAGTGGTGGGTAGTGGCCTCGTCCGAACTCCGCAAGAACGGCGACGAGTGGAAGATCGGCAAGAAGGAAGTCAAGAACCCGCTGGTCGTGCGGCTCTGGCGTCCGCACCCCCGCGTCAACAACTCGCCGGACTCCCCGGCTCGTGCCGTCCTTCCTGTCCTCAGCGAAATCGACGGCCTGACCAAGCACGTTGCGGCGCAGATCGACAGTCGCCTGGCGGGCGCGGGCATCCTGCTCCTGCCGGACAACATCAGTTTCGCCACGACATCGACGGTGAAGCCGGACGGCGCGGACACGGAACAGCAGAACCTTGCGCTGGACCCGTTCCTCGAAGAACTGATGCAGACGATGATGACGGCAATCTCGAACCGTCAGGATGCGTCGGCTCTGGTGCCGATTCTGTTGCAGGCCAACGGTGAGTATCTGGACAAGGTGCGGCACCTGACCTTCTCCACACCGCTCGACGAGCAGGCGATCGAACTGCGCCAGGAGGCGATCCGCCGACTGGCCCTGGGCATGGACATGCCGCCCGAGGTCCTCACCGGCACCGGCGAGGTCAACCACTGGGGCGCATGGCAGATCGAGGACGCCTCGATCAAGGCGCACACCGAGCCGCTTCTCCAGATCATCGTGTCCTCGCTGACCGAGGGCTATCTCTGGCCGTACCTCGAAGCGACCGGGATGGACGAGACAGAGGTCCGTGAGTACCAGTTCGTTGCCGACACCGCGATGATGCGTCTGCGTCCGGACCGCTCGAAGGAAGCGATCGAACTGCACAGCATGGGCCTGCTCACCGACGAGGCCGTGATCACCGAGACCGGCTTCCAGCCGAGCGACATGATGAACGATCAGCAGCGTCGGGACTTCTACACGCGCAAGGTCGCCGGTGGGCAGACCACGCCGGAACTGGTCGCCGCCGCACTCGCTCTGCTCGGCGTTGCCCTGCCGATGGAGGCGATCCGGGTTCAGGAGGACACGCATCCTCAGCCCGCTCACGAGGAGATTGACGCCCAGCGCCAGCCGCCGGACCCGAATGCACGCAAGCACCGCCGTTCCGAAGAGGCCGCGATCGCCGAGGTCATCGTCTTCCGTGCGCTGGAACGGGCGGGCAACCGGATCAAGAGCAAGTACAAGGAGAACATCAGCCTCGGCGCGGAGAACATGCCGACGCACACGCTCTACCGGTTCACCCAGAAGTTGACGCCGGAGCAGGTGGACGACGTGCTGATGGATGCCTGGACCTGTCTGGGTTCCCTGCCGCCCATCTCGATCCCGGCGCACACGATGGACCACTACGTCCGGTACCTGATCGAGACCAACCGCCCGCATGACAGCATCGCATTCGCTCGGTTCGTCGAGGAGGAGCCGTGACTCCCGAGGAGTTCGCCGCCCGCCGGAAGCAGAAGTTCGTTCAGGTGGATGAGGACCTCGAACCCGAGGTCGTCAAGGCGCTCCGCGGATACATGAACGGCCGCGCCGGGTGGGACGACGACCTGGTGGAGAGCGCCTCCGTGCTCTGGCTGGAAATCTTCAAGACCGAGGCCCCGTTCGCAGACCCGGACAAGTTCATGTACCGCTTCCAGAGGTCTCTGATGGAGGCCCTGCAACACACCGATCAGCCGATGGGCATGGTCGAACAGTCCCAGGTGGAGCGCCTTACCCGGTGGCTCGGCACCTACACGATCAACGATGCGACGTGGCAGGGAGCAGGCGCTCGTGGCATGACTGCCAAGCGCTGGTACACGATGCGGGACAGCAAGGTGCGCGACTCGCACCTGCTGGCTGATGGACAGGTGCGCCCAATTGAGGCACCCTTCCTTGTAGATGGGTACAAACTGCGGTTCCCCGGTGACCCGGTGGGACCGGCCGAAGTCTGGATCAACTGCCGGTGCCTCATGCAACCGGCAGAACGGAGAGGGGTAGCGAACGTGAGCCCGACAACTTTCTCGATGGACGAGGACACTCAGCCCATCCCGCTCGAAGACGACGAACTTCCCATCGACGAACTCGAAGACGACGAAGAGGAACTCACCGAGATTCCGGTGCATGGCGTCCTCGCGCCCGAGGGCGTCCCGACCGGGGACGGCCGCCAGTTCGCGGCGGGGTCACTCACGAACCGTGAACTTCCGCTCCCGATCGCGTATCAGGTGATGTCCGCAGAGGGTCACCTGAACTCGGTCACCGTCGGCCGGATCGACGAGATTGAGCGCGTCGACAACCTGATGCGCTTCCGTGGCGCGCTCATGATGAACCGCGAGAAGACCCCCGAGGTCATCCAGGGCATCATCGACGGCACTGTCCGGGGAATCTCCGTCGACGTGGACAACGTGGTCGTCGGCGAAATGTCCGAGACCGACGAGATGGGCTTCCCCGGCATGGTGGAGTTCGCCGAGGCGCGCATCGCCGGTGTCACCATCGTCCCGATCCCGGCATTCCAGGAAGCATTCCTCGCGCTCGGTCACGAGTTCCTCGCTGATCTGCCCGACGAGGCGAAGCAGGCGCTCGCCGCATGCGGTGACTGCTACGGCCCCGAGGATGAGGTCGAGGACAACCCGGATGTGGAACTGGCCTACGACGCCTTCAAGGAGTACGACGCCGAGGCGCGCAAGCGCATGGCCAAGGCCGGAACCGCCCTGCCGGACGGCTCCTTCCCGATCGCCGACGAAGAGGACCTGCACAACGCGATCCAGGCAATCGGGCGGGCATCCGACCCCGCCGCCGCCAAGGCGCACATCAAGAAGCGGGCTCGCGCTCTTGGCCACACCGACCTGATCCCCGAGGGCTGGGGCGCAGACGTGATCGACCTCAGCGACCTGACTTCGGACGAGTTCGAGGCGTACAACGCCATGACGATGGATGAGCAGGAAGCGTTCATCGACACCCACCTGGACATGATCATCGCCTCCGCGTTCGCGCCGGGAACCCACGATGGTCCGGGCTGGATCACCCACCCGGTCGCCACGAACCGCATCCGCCGGTACTGGACGCGGGGCAAGGGTGCCGCGAAGATTCGCTGGGGTGTCCCCGGCGACTTCAACCGGTGCCGTCGGCAGTTGGCCAAGTACGTGCAGAACCCCGAGTGGCTCGCGGGCCTGTGCGCGAACATGCACAAGGAAGCCATTGGCATCTGGCCCGGAATGGAGTCCGGCAAGCGCGGCAAGCACTCACTGGTCGCGTCCGGCACCCCGGCCCCGATCTTCACGATCGTGGCCTCCGCGAACTACATCTTCGACGCGAACTTCCTGAAGCGCACCGAAATGGAGAACCCCCGCGTGGGTGTCGAGGTCGAGGGCGATCACGTCTACGGCTACATCGCACAGTGGGGTGTCTGCCACATCGGCATCCAGGGCGTCTGCACCACCGCACCGCATTCGCTGACCGACTACTGGTACTTTGCCACCGGCAAGGTCGACACCGACACCGGCGAGACGGTCCGGGTCGGACAGATCACGATGGACACCGGACACGCCTCGATGAAGGCATCCGCCAAGGTGGCGGCGGCCCACTACGACAACACCGGTGCCGCCGCGGCTGACGTGGTGGTCGGCGAGGATGACTTCGGCATCTGGTTCTCCGGCGTGCTCCGCTCGAAGGTCACCGACGAACAGCGGCACGCGCTCCGTGCGGCAGGTCGGGTGTCCGGCGACTGGCGGCAGATCGGTCATGACCTTGAACTGGTCGCCGCGCTCGCGGTGAACGTTCCCGGCTTCCCGATCCCGCACGTCCGTGCCGGTGTCTACAACGGCGAGCAGGTCTCGCTCGTTGCGGCTGGTCTGACCGACACGCCCGAGGAGGCGATGAAGACGGTCGTCGAGCACGACAAGATGTTCGGCGCTCACGAAGTAGTCGGGATTGTCCGCACTGCTGTCAGTGAGTACCGGCACCAGGAGAAGGTGGCCGCCAAGGCGGCACCGATCCGGGACACCCTGCGCCAGAAGCGCATCGAGAACCTTCGCCAGAAGATCAAGGAGTAGTCATGGGATGCGGATGTGGGAGCACCACCACCAACCAGGCCAACAAGACCTACGTGCACACGTCGCCCGAGGGTGAACGCAAGACGTACAAGTCCGAGGTCGAAGCGGCCGCGGCGCAACAGCGCCTCGGCGGAACGTATCGGGTGCAGGGATGACTCTCTTCCTCGCGATCGTCGCGATCATCGGCCTGCTCATCTTCATCGTGGGTGCCGTTCTGCACCTGTTCACCAAGCCGCCTGCTGTCACCCTGATGGTGGTCGGTGGGCTGATCTACGCCGTGGCGCAGGTCATCATGCTGTTCGACGCGGTTCTCTGAACCGAGAAAGTACAACTTTCTACCCGATCATGTGGTAGAAATCTCTTGACTCACTCCTGTCGTAGACGGGGGCGTGAAGGCGTAGCCGCTTCCGTCCATCTACCGTCCAAGGAGTGACACCCCATGTTCAAGAAGCCGGAGACCTTTGAGGGTCTTGACCTCGACGCTCTTCGCGCACTGAGCGCGGAGGCAATCGCAGACGCACAGGCCATCATGGCCAGCGACGACGCCGACCTGACTGACGAGAAGATCGCGCAGGCCGAAGAACTTATGGCAGCATCCGCAGAAATCGACCAGGAAGTCGAGACTCGGGTAGCCGCCGACGAGGAGCGTGCCGCGAAGATCGCCGCGCTCCGCGATGCGACCAAGGACCCTGAGCCCGAAGCCCCCGTCGAGGAGGCTGTGGTCGAAGAGCCCAACGAGGAGGCAGAGGAGCCCGAGGGCGCGGAAGCCGAGACCAAGAAGGAGGTCGTCGTGGCGTCCGCACCGGCACCGAAGAACCCGCCTCGTCGCACGGTCGCCATTGCGACGACCAAGGCCGCCGAGGTCGTGATCGAACGCAACAACGAACTGCCGACGATCGTCGCCGCGGCGAACGTTCCCGGCAAGGCATCGGGTGAGGAACTCGATGACTTCACCGCACTGGCCGAGGCATTCGTCTCGCGTGCCCGTGGCTTCGGAGGCCGCAACGAAGAGGGGCTCCCGTCCGGCATCTACACGATGACCGAGGGCGCTCAGCACTTCGGGGTCGCCAAGATCAAGAAGCCCGTCACCGAGTTCGAGACCGGCATGGACCAGCCGCTCGACCAGCAGATGGAGACCGTCCTCGCGGCGGCTCGTGAGCACCGCCTCCCCGGCGGATCGCTCGTCGCGGCTGGTGGCTGGTGTGCCCCGTCGGAGATTTGGTACGACTCCTTCCTCCGCCTGGAGGACGGCAACGCCGGACTGCTCTCGATCCCCGAGGTCACCGCGCGTCGTGGTGGTATCAACTTCACCAAGGGCCCCGACTTCGCGACGCTCTACGGCAACGTGAACTTCGGCTTCACCCAGACTGAGGCGCAGGCAATCGCGGACACCGCCAAGCCCTGCTACGCCGTCGTGTGCCCGCCCTTCACCGAGGTTCGCCTCGATGCAATCGGCTTCTGCATCACGGCCGGTATCCTCACGAACGCCGCCTACCCCGAACTGATCCGTCGCGTGCTCGAACTGGCCCTGGTCGGCCAGCGTCGTCGCATGAACGCGTACACGATCAGCAAGATCGTGGGCTTCGCGGGTGCCGCGGTCAACCACGTCGAGGTCGGAAGCGCGACTGCCGGTCGCACCGCCACCACGTCGGACGTGCTCGACGCACTGACGATCCAGGCCCTGCGCCTGCGCTACACCTACCTCATGAGCCCGGAGGCGACCATCGAGGTCATCCTGCCGGTGTGGGCGAAGGAGATTCTCCGCGCAGACCTGAGCCGTCGGAACGGCGTCGACAAACTGGCCGTCTCGGATGCCGAACTGAACTCGTTCTTCTCGGTCCGTGGCCTGTCGGTCCAGTACGTCTACGACTTCCAGGACTTCAACGCGGGTGCGGCTGGCACTGCCGGTGGTACCGCAACCTGGGTCGGCTTCCCGACCGTGCTGAACGCGGTGCTCTACCCGGCTGGTGCGTTCGTCCGTCTGACGGCCGACGTGATCGACCTGGACGCGATCTACGACAGCACGAACATCAAGCAGAACAACTACACCGCCGCGTTCTTCGAGGAAGGTGCCGCAATCGCCAACGTTGGTGGCACGGCCGTGCAGGTGTCCATCGCGATCAACGTCAACGGCTCCAGCGGCTTCCCGGCCGTCAACTCGGGCACCGGCGTCACCATCCCGTAAGTCGAGTTCCTGGTGGGCGGTACGTGACCCCCGCCCACCAGGTAACCGAACGAAGGGAGAGGGCACATGGCACTTGTACTTCCTGTCGCCGCCCCGGTACGACCGGCTCGACTCGGTGGAATCCGCGCAGTTGCTACCTGGGTGGAGGACGCCCGCATCGGCGCGGCAGAGACCGTCGCCTTCCAGTCGGATGGGTGCACGTTCCCGGTCGGGGCCCCTGGCCTCTGCTACGGGGAGGTCGTCGCGCCCGACAAGGTGGGTGTCGGCATCACCAACCAGTCGGGCATCGGTGCGCCGTTCGCCATGTACGGCGGCGTCAAGTGCTTCCTCGGCCCGGACAGCGACCTCGCTGAACGCGCTCGGAACATCCTGGTCAACGGTGAAGACCGGATGATCGAGGATCGTCTGGAGGCATACGCAACCGGCGGCACTGCCCTCGCGGCAGGCACCACGCTGGTCGGCGCAGTCGCGCTGGTCGAGCAGGACATGGACGACAAGTACATCGGGCGTGGGTTCCTTCTCATGGCTCGGTCGGACGCCGTTCGTGCTCGTGCTCAGCAGGCAATCATCGACCCCGGCCTGGACGGCATCCCGACCACAGTCAATGGCACGCCCGTCGTCGCCAGTGGCCGTGTCGCCGCGGGCACCGTGTACGGCCTGGGTGCCACGACGGTCCTCCGCTCGCCCGTCACGACCATCGAGGCACTCGATCCGAGAAGCAATGACGAGTGGCAGATCGCAGAGGCGGTGTACGCGATCGTGGTCGATTGCGCCTACCGCGTGAAGAGCACGGGAGTCTGAGCATGGCGATGGAAGACGGATACGCCGCTGTCGGACCGGTGACACCGGAGGTTGCGCAGGCACTTCTGGGTATCGCTGAGTCGCAGGGACTCTCCCCGGACGCGATCCGGACTTCGATCGGTGGCTTCATCGTCCCGGTCGATGTGGCCAAGAGGTACGAAGAGACGCTTGGTGCGGCACCCGAGGAGGAGTCGGAAGTTCCCGACGAGACCTGGAAGAACGCCGACATCAAGGCATGGGCCGAGGCCCATGAGGTCGATCTTGGTGAAGCAACCAAGAAGGCCGACATGATCGCCGCAATCAACGCGACAGACAAGGAGTAATGATGGCAACGCACGTTACCAAGTGCCTGTCTCTCGTGAAGGGGCGGCGCATACGGGTCACGAAGTTGGACTCGTGTGGTCGGCCGGTCTACGGAGACACCACTCAGGTCGTATCGAAGGGCTTCATCAGTGTCGCGTTCACCGCGAACACGTCGGAGTCCGATGAGATTCGGGTGACCAACGCGGCAGGTGAGGTCTGCGTCTTCGACGCGGCCGTCACGTCGCTGACCGGATATGGACTCGAAATCCAGTTCTGCGAGGTCGATCCCGAACTCTTCTCCCTGGTCACTGGCCAGCCCGTCGTCAAGGCCGCCGACGGCGTGACCGTCGTCGGCTTCGATGTCGACACCAAGATCAGCCTCGACAACTCGAACTTCGCGATGGAACTGTGGGCTGGCTCGACCGCCACGGACGCCTGCGCGAACCCCGCCGCAACCGGCTCGTACGGCTACCTGCTCCTGCCCTTCCTGAAGGGCGGCATCCTCGGCGACTTCACCGTGGAGAACGGCGCAGTGACGTTCACGATCACCGGCGCGAACACGGCAGAGGGCAATGCCTGGGGCACCGGGCCGTACCCGGTCATGCTCGGCACGGGTGGCACCAACGAGGTTCAGCGCGTCACGATCACCGGCGTCCCGACGGGTGGCACGTTCGCCCTGACCTACGCCGGAGCGACTACGGCCAACATCGCGTACAACGCGACGGCCGCCGCGGTGCAGACCGCCCTGGAGGCGCTCGGCAACATCGCTGTCGGTGACGTGGTGGCAACGGGTGGTCCGCTTCCTGCCACGGCAGTGACGATCACCTTCGGTGGAACGCAGAACGTCAGGGACGTGCCCGCCATTACGGCGAGCAACGCCCTCACCGGCGGCACTACGCCGACGGTGACGCCCACCACGATCACGCCCGGTGTCGCACCGCTGGCCTCGGTCATGACCTCGGCGGTGTCGACCTCGGTCGCACTCCGCACGATGATCGTGGACGTGGCTCCTCCGGCATCCGCGTGTGGTGCTCGGCCGGTCCTGGACCCGTCGATCGCCGTCCTCACGTCGATCGCTGGCGTCCCGACTGGCTCGTCGGTGGCCTTCACGACCACACCCGCCGCAACGGGTCCGGTCTGGTGGGACTTCGGCGACGGCACGTGGGACTACGTGGCGGCACCCGGTACGACGACGCACGTCTACCCCGGCGCAGGAACGTGGGCACCGAAGGCATCCACGAACGGTCGGTTCATCACCGGCTCCGTCACCACCACGTAGGACTGCTACAGGTCCGGGGGCTCGTTTCAGGAGAGCGGGCCCCCGGCCTCCAAGTACAGGAGAGATAGATCATGGCGGGTTACACCCAGGCATACGCCCAGACGACACTGGACGCGAACCACCCCACGTCGGCCAACCCCGACTACGTGGGGTACTCGACGAACGGTTCGACCGAGTTCGCGAGCCTCACCCGCACCGCGATCGGCGCGACTGGGTGGGCGGCGGCCACGGCGGCTCAGCCGTCGGTCAAGGCGAACAACGCGATCCTCACGTCGGCGGCGGCAACCGGCGCAGGCACCGTGACGCACTTCGCCGTGTTCTCGGCGGTCACCGCGGGCACGCAGAAGACGGACTGGACGACCCTCACGGCATCCCGTACCGTCGCGACCAACGACACCCTCCAGTGGGCGATCGGCGCACTCGCGATCACGATGGACTGATCCTCCCCTCCCTCGAAGGGGGGTGACACATGGCGATCGCATTCGTCAGTTCGGCGACTAACCAGAACAAGACGTCGAGTGGCACCATCGGGCTTGCCTCGATATACAGCGTCAGCGCTGACGCGAGTCTGATCGCGTGCATCGTCTTCGACAACGCCACGGCGACGACGCCGCAGGTGACCGACATCACCAAGCACCCCTCCGAGACGAACAACTGGTCCCGGATCGCGTACTTCGACTCGCCACAGTCGGCGGCGGGTGGCGGTCTACGCGGAGAGATGTGGCGGCTCGATACCACCACGGTATCGAACATCGCGCACTCGGCCAGCCTCTCAGGCAACGTGACCGCCAAGGCGATCATCATTTTCCAGTTCACTGGCCTCGGCGCACTGGACGGCACCCCTCAGACCCATTCGTCCTCGTCTGGATCGACTACCCTCACTATGCCCTTCACTCCCGCCGGTGGGGTGAACGTCTGGATGATCGGCACGGAGAACAACGCTGTTCCCGGTCGAACTGCCGGTGCCGCTATCGCCATTACAGCGTCGAACGGAACGACCGGCGGGTCAGCGGTCACGAACGTGTGGGAAGCGGCGCTGTATCTGATCAATGCCACTTCGCGCACGGAGACGTGGAACTCCACCGACGGTGGCATGATTTCCGCGCAGTTCCAGCCCGCCCCGACCGGGACCACGTACCAGGTGGCGGGCACGGTCGCGGTAACAACGAACGCGACCGGTGACGCGACGGCATGGACTCCCCACGGCGTACAACTGGTCCACCACATCTCAACGCCGTCCACCGACTCCTTCAACCGACCTGTACACCTGGGCGCACCTTCACCGGAGCGCAAGATCGTCGTTGCGATCATGTCCCAGTCCACTCTGACCGACCCGGACATCGACGCGAGCCTGGACGGCACGCTCCTGACCTTGGTGCGTGCCTACGACTCCCGCAACCGCATCTGGATTTATGAGGCTGACTGGCCCACAGGTACCCTCGGCGTGCTGACCTACGACTCGACTTCGCCGGGAACGAACCATGTCTACGTCTGGGCGCTCTACGACGGCGCGTGGTCACGGGTAGACGAGCAGGCGGCGCTGACGACCAGCGGCAACCGGAACATCGTCACCGTGGCCAATGACGCGATCCTGGCCGCGACCATGGGCTGGTCAAACACAGCCCCGCCCTCCTCGTGGACCGGGGTTACGGAGGACGCGAACGAGCCCCAGGGCACAAACTGGTCTGCCGCCGCCCATGCCATCGCGTCGGGAGGCCCGACCACGGCAGTGGGAGTGACCTGGCCCACCCCCTCCGGCACGACGCTTTGGGCTGGGTCGTACAGAATGTCCGCGCCGCCTCAGCAGGTATCTGGCACGGTTGCCGTTGTCACGAACGCGACTGGTGCGGTCACCGCCAACCTGCGCGCAAGCGGAACTGTCCCGGTGGTGGTCGGTGCGACCGGCGCGGTCACCGCCCGGATGGGCGTGTCCGGCACAGTACCGGTGGTCGTGGGCGTCACCGGCGATGCGACTCGCGCACCGCAGAACTTCCAGGTTTCCGGCACGGTGGCGGTCGTCACTGCCGCGACGGGTGACGCCACCGTACAGGCCGGGTCACAGCAGTACCAGGTCAGCGGTACCGTCCCGGTTGTCACGGCGGCGTCCGGTTCCGTCTCAGCAAACTTGAGTGCGGCGGGCACGGTCCCTGTCGTCACCACCGCAACAGGTGCCGCGACGCGCGTTCCACTCACCCTCCAGGTGTCTGGCACCGTGGCCGTTGTTACGAACGCCACGGGCACAGTTGCCCTGCGTCAGCAGGTCTCCGGCACGGTGCCTGTCGTCACCGTTGCCACCGGTGCCGTGACGCAGAAACTCCAGGTCAGCGGCACAATCCCGGTCGTCACGACGGCAGTCGGGGATGCCAGCCTTGTTGGCGGAGCCCAGACCTATCCGGTGTCGGGTACCGTCGCAGTCGTCACCACCGCGGCGGGGACTATCGGTTCACAGTCGCTCGCTGTCTCGGGAACTGCCGCGGTGGTGACCTCGGCAACCGGCGACGCCACGCGGGTGCCGATCACCTTCCAGGTGTCGGGCACCGTTGCGGTGCAGACGGCGGTGTCCGGCACGGTGACAGCGAAGTTGCCGGTGTCGGGCACCGTCCCCGTCGCGGTGAACGCGACTGGTGCAATCACGTCACGGCAGGGCGTGTCCGGAACGGTCGCCGTTGTCACGAACGCGACCGGCAGTGCGTTCCCTCCGGGTGGCATGCAGGGCACTGTCCCGGTCGTCACTACCGTCACCGGATCGGTGACCTCTCGGCAGGGAATCTCCGGCACTCCGGTCGCGGTCACGGTCGGTGTGTCGGGTGCTGTCACAGCCAAGTTGCCCACGTCGGGCACGGCCCCGGTCACGGTCGGGGTGTCCGGCACCGTCAGCCAGGTGCACCAGGTCAGCGGCACGGTCGCCGTCACCACTGCGGCAACGGGTGATGCGACGCGTTCCCCGGTCACGTTCCAGGTGTCCGGTACCGTTCCGGTCGTCACGGCCGCCACGGGAAACGTGGCTCTTGTCGGTGGCGCTCAGCAGTACCAGGTCAGCGGCACGGTCGCCGTGACCACCAACGCCACCGGCACGATCACGAAGCGCAGTCAGGTGGCGGGTACCGCCGCCGTCGTCACGGCGGCCAGCGGAACTGTATCCGCGCGCATGCGTGTCAGTGGAACCGTGCCGGTCACGACCGCCGCCGTCGGCGCAATCAGCGCCCGCTACCCGGTGAGCGGAACCGTCATCGTCCTGACCTCTGTGTCGGGGTTCATCTACGTCCCGGAGCCGCCGCCGTTCCCCTGTGATGGGCTCACGCTGGTGCCGTCCGGACCCTTCATGCCGCTGGCCGGGAGCACCCCGCTTCTGACCCTCCAGATGGAAGTCGACCGCCTCCCGTTGAGCGGCGAGGCCGAGGGCTATTCTGTGACCAAGACCGCCGAGCGGTTGACCCTGGAAGGGGTGTGCTGATGGGGACCATCCTCACAATCAAGTCGGGGGACCGGTATCCGACGTACTGGACAGTCCCGATGGACCTGACGAACTGCACGGTTCGTCTCCTCGCCCGCCGTGGGTCCAATCCCGTCGTCACTCTTCCCTCTACCGTCAGCAACCCGACCGGTGGTGTGGTCCAGCACGTCCTGGACGGCACGCTCGGAGTTGGCACCTACGCTGTCGAACTCGAAATCACCCGAGGCACGGACATCATCACCGCGCCGACCGACTCCTACGAGAATCTCCGCGTCATCGCGGACCTGGATTGAGGCGCGCATGGACGTTTGCTACCCGACCGGCACCGACTGGGGGTGCGCCCTTTCCCAGCAGGAAATCGACTCGATCGACCCGGACATCAAGGCTCGCTCTGAGGCGCTCGCCTGGTCCACTCTTTCTGCGCTGATCGGCTACCGGCTCAGCCTGTGCCCGGTCGTGCTTCGGCCGTGTGCGGCACGGTGCAACGCCAACGCAAGCACGTACTACTCGGCTCCCACGTCTGGGAGCGGTGGCACCTTCCAGCCCTACGTTGCCGGGGGCCTGTGGTACAACGCCTGTGGGTGCACCACCGACTGCTCCTGCACCAGCCTCAGCGAAGTGATCATGCCTGTCCCGGTGGGTGGCATCGAGTCCATCAGCCTGAACGGCGCGGTGCTGGACCCCTCCGCCTACGTGGTGCACAACGGGAACCGGCTGGTCCGCACGGACGGCGACGCCTGGCCCGCCTGCCAGGACATGACCTCGGATGCCAATGGCTCGTTCATCGTGTCGTTCTACCCCTACCTTGGACCGAACGATCTGCTCCGCTACGCCGCGGGCCTCATGGCCCATGAGTTCATGAAGGCATGCACCGGCGGTGCGTGCCGTCTGCCCAGCGGGGTGACCAGCATCAGCCGGAACGGCATCTCGATGGAGATTCCCTCCGGCCTGTTCCCGAACGGTGGTACCGGCATCCGTGAGGTTGACGCGATCATCCGCATCTACAACCCGAATGGCTTGAAGATGACGGCGCGGGTGACCAGTCCCGACGCGGCGCGCGGTCGCGTGCAGACCTGGGGCTGACCGTGGCCGCTCTCGTCGAAGATGTCATCGTCTACCCCACGCTGATCAGCCTGGCGGGTTGTCTCTGCTACGAAATGGAGGCGGCCCACGGGCCGAGTCTCTGCTACTGCGGACTGGTCACCGGCGAGGTCGCGCTGGACTACTGCCACGGCGGCTGTGACGGGAACGGATGCGGCGGTCAGGCATGGGTGCGCTTCACCGACGCCTATCTGTCCAGCACCTTCCCGAACCAGAGCAGTGACCTGGCCAACTGCAAGGCACCGCTCGCGTTCACGCTCGAAGTCGGCGTCGCGCGGTGCGCTCCGCTCGGTGAGAACAGCGCGGTCAACGGCTACTCCCCGCCCGACACCGCGCAGAATGTGGCCGCCGTTCGGCTTCAACTGGCCGACATGGCCGCGATGCGGCGTGCAATCCAGTGTTGCTTCGGAGACAACGAGCGCGACTACATCATGGGCGCGTACACCCAGATCGACGTAAACGGTGGCGGATGCGTGGGAGGCACCTTCAGCGTCACCGTCTGGGAGTCCTTCTAGTGGCCAACTACCGGACCATCGTCCACTACGAGCGCATCGCGCAAGCGTTCACCGAGGGTGGGATGCTGGCTCCGGAGATTCGGGAACTCTCTTCCCTGCACTTGAAGTTGGCCAAGGACTTCGCGCCGAAGCGGACTGGTCGGTTGAAGCGCCTGCACTACAAGTGGATCGGTTCGCCGAAGGGACTCGGCCGCTCCTACTATGTGGGCACCAAGGCTCCGTACGCGATCTACCTGCGTGGCACCATGGCCGGTGGAGCAGGACGCATCACCCCGAAGAGCCACAAGGAACTCGAACTCCGGCCGATCCCGTACTCCTGGTTCCGGGGAGACTCTCCTGGCCGGTTCAAGGAATCGGTGCAGGGGCAGAAGCCGCACGAACAGCGCGACTGGCTGAAACTGTCGGGTGCTGAGGCCATGGCGTACTTCGGCTTGGGCCGCTCACGCTTCCCCAACGCGACTGTCGGAGGGAGGCGTCCGGCATAATGTCCCCCAGAAAGTACAACTTTCCGGCTACTCTTTCCGTAGTACAAATTGGAGGCCACCATGGCAACAACCGCGCCCCGCTCCTTCCGTCGCTCAGCGAAGAAGAAGGTCGAGCGCCCCGTCACCGCCTTCACCCTGGACTGGGTGGAAGACCTGACGGAAGAGCAGGAGGCAGAGGGCGTAGAGCCGAAGGTTCTCCGTTCGGATGTCTTTCACGCGAAGATGCCGACGGACGAGCGCCTCTTCCTGGTCGCCGCGAAGTTGGGCGAGGACGAGAATGCCGCGGCGGAAGCGTCCGGGATCATGGACCTGCTGAGGGACATTCTGCCGACGGCGGAGTTCCGTACCCTGCGTCAGCGCCTCTCGGACCCCGAGGATTCGGTGGACATGGCGACGCTCGAAGAGGTCCTCGAATGGCTGATGGAGAAGTGGTCATCTTTTCCTACTCAGCAGTCGCCGGTCTCATCCGGATCGCCGACGAGTTCTGGCACGAAATCGACGGGGCGTGTGCACGGACCGGGTTCGACCCGCTCGGACTCCCCTTCGATCGCTTCCTGAATCTGATCTACTCCTGGGCCTGCGAGCGGGTCCAGTTCTCCGAGAACGGCCGCACCGAACTCGACGAGGCACTCTTCGGCGAGGATGAGCGGCGGAGTGGGACCGAACCCGATAACGTGGCACCCAGGGTCGTCGAAGAGGAAATGGCTCTCTTCCAGGCTTTCTCTGCCGAGCACAGCCAGTTGAGCCGGGGGGTGTCATAGTGGCCGCCGTATGGGGCGAAGCCGAGATTGAGGTCCACGTCGACGGGACCTCGCTCCCCGGTGAGGTACGGAATGCGGCGCGGGTAGCCGCCATCGCTGGCGGTCAGGCATTCGAGCCCGCCTTCAAGAAGGCGATGAGCAAGGCGCTCCGGAACTCCGTCAAGGATTTCGCCAAGTCTCTCGGCGACATGATGCAGACTCTCGTGCTGTCCTCGGGTGCAGTGCGTGGGCTCTACCGGCAGACGCTCCGTCTGCGGGAGGGGTTCAAGAACCTCGGCGGTCAGATCAAGAACTTCACGACCAGCACGCTGAGTAAGGTACGTCGTGGTTTCGGCGAGGTCTTTGGCGATATTCGCGACGACCACATCAAGACCATGGCGGAACTGCGCGAGTCGTTCAAGGCAATGAAGCCGACGATCGACGATTGGGCGGCATCCTTCCCCAAGACGACCAAGTTCATCCAGGACACCGGCGGCGCAATCCGGAAGTTCCGTACTGACATGGCCACCATGGGCCGCGAGATGCGGGACGAGCAGATCGTCGTGATGCGCGACCTGCGCGAGTCGTTCCGGGCGATGAAGCCCTCCCTCGAAGACCTTCAGCAGACTTTTCCTGGCGTGACGCGCGCGCTTCGCAACACCCGAAACGGATTCGTCCGAGTCAAGGACGCGGCCGTCGACTTCGGCGGCCGGATCAAGGCGCTCGGCCCGGACATGGACGACGTGCGCGACTCTGCCGGTCGGATGGACACGGCATGGTCGCGCCTCACTCGAACGTTCATGGTCGGTCGGGAGGCTATGGCTGGGACCAGAGAGGGCATCGCCAACTACATCTCTTTGATGAAGAGCGCGGGGGACGCGACTGACGACACGGCAGATAGCGCTGATCGAGCGAATGACGCGATCGGGCGTCGCACCCAGCGGGCATCTCGGCGTGGTGTCGGCGGCATCCGCTCGCTGATCGGTTCATGGAAGGGTCTGCCGCACGGACTCCGCCAGGCGGTGTTCTGGATCACCCTCACTATCTCCGCTCTTGGCACGCTTTCTGTGCTGACCTCGGCGCTGTCCGGCACGCTGGTCACGCTGGTCACCATGCTTACTGCGGCAGGTGCCGCCGCCGGTATCGCCACGGCTGGGTTCTTCGGGCTTTTCGGCGAAGGCGAGGTTCTGACGGAGGGCGCTCAGCGCGCCAAGGATGCGTTCATCGAACTGGGCTCTGCGTTCCATGGACTCCAGACCGGAATCGTCACGGCCATGTTCGAGAACATGGCACCGTCGATTCAGGCAATCACGGCCGCACTGCCGCAGGTGTCGGAGAATCTCAACGCGTTTGCCGGGACCGTCGGCGAGAGCATCAGCAGAATCTTCACCGCACTGTCGTCCGACGCGGGCGTGTCGACCTTCAACGCTCTGCTCGCGGGCTTCTCTCCCATCCTGGATTCCCTCACGACAGCGGCAATCGGCTTCGGCGATGCTTTCGGCGACATCCTGGTTGAGTCCCTCCCGACCGCCCAGAAGTTCGCGGAGGCAATCGCCAACGTTGCCACGCAGTTCAGCACGTGGACCTCCAGCGAGGAGGGCCGCGCGCGGATCAAGCAGTTCTTTGAGACGGCTGAGCGGATCATGCCTCCGGTCGTCGACCTGGTGGTCGCGATTGCCAATGCGCTCGCTGGCTTGGTGACTCCTGCGACGATCGCGGGCACCGAGCAGTTCCTTGCGTCGCTGACGAACTTCGTCCCGGTACTCGGTCAGATCGTCGGCGTGATCGCCAACCTGAACGTGTTCGGCGTGATCGCGGCGGCTCTCGATACCCTGGGCGCTGCTCTTGCTCCGATCATCCCGCCGCTGATGGAAATGGCAACCATCATCAGTGAGCAGTTGATCGCTGGTCTCGAAACACTCACACCCGCCTTCGCGGAAGTGGGCGAATCCCTGGCTCCGCTGATCACCAACCTGGCTCCGCTGGTGGAGGCCCTCCTGCCGACGCTTTTCACGATCATTGCCGGTGGCGTCGAAGTGATCGCCGGGATCATCGAGGTCCTCTCCGCTTTCGTCGAAGCCTTGATCGGCACCAGCGAGGAAACCACCTTGTTCGGCGAGATTCTGTTCAACGTGCTTGCCTTCCTCGGTGACGCCTTTGAGGTCTGGAACGCCCTGGTCACCGGAGGCTTGAAGATCATCGCCGATCTGATCCGCGGCGATGCATCCGCGGCCTGGCAGGACTTCGAGAACGTCGTGAAGACGGTCGTCGAGAAGTTGGGCGGCAACTGGGATCAGATCAAGATTGGCATGGACATCCTGAAGCAGAAGATCAAGGACGTGCTGAGCGGCATCGAGGGATTTTTCCGCAACTTCGGACAGACGATTATCGACGTGTTCGACAACATCGGCGGCGCGATCCAGGATGCGATCGGCTGGTTCAACGACCTCTTCGGGGCGGCCAGTTCGGCCTCCAGCGCGGCGAGAGGAGCCGCCAGTAGTGGCGGCGGTGGCGGTCGGGGTGCAATCCCCCAGGCTATGGGTGGCATCCACTTCGGACCGACTCACGTGCTGATGGGCGAGGCGGGACCTGAGGCGATCGTGCCCCTGCGTCGGCCGCTCAGCGCGGTGGACCCTTCGGTCCGCGCGCTGTCTGCCTTCGCGCAGGGAATCGGCACGCCGCGCATGGCCGCGGGTGGCGTCGTCACCGGCGGCAAGTCGATCAGCATTGCCGAGGGTGCGATCCAGGTCAACGGCTCCATCGACCCGCGGCGCACCGCGATTGAGGTCGTCAACAGAATCGTCGAGAGGGCGGTGGCCTAGTGTTCCCTGGATACCTCGTCCTCGGTGGAACCGAGGTCTTCAACCAGGCCCGGACGTACGCCTACGTCGAGGAGAGCGGGTGTCCGGCGGGCTGGCTCCGCTGTCTGCCCTGCCCTGGGCTGGAGGATGCGCTCGGCGTGAACTCCTACGTCGGCACCCTGGCCGATGCACCCTGGTACGACGACGCTGACCCTGCCACGCATAAGTTCTTCGGCATCTACCCGATTGCAATGGACGGGCTGGACTCCTCGACTCGTACCGCCAACATCCAGGAGGGTATCCTGGACGGTGGCGTGATCCAGGGGACGCGCCGTGCGGTCCGCGAGATTCGCGTCCGTGGCGTCATGGTTGGCGATGGGCAGGACGGGCTGGACGCGGGGCTGTCTTGGCTGGATGCCGTGCTGGACGGCAACACCTGCTCTACCCACCAAGGCGCGTGTGGCGAGGTCGACGGATGCTTCTGGGTGACCTGCCCTCCGGAGCGCCCGACCATGACGGACTACACGCCGTTCGATGTGGTCTCGCGCAATCTTGCTCTGGACCCGAGCGCGCGTGTGGCAACCACGGCGAGTTGGTCCTCGGACGGTGCGACAGCATCCCGTGTGGCGGGCACCACGTTCAGCGCCACGTACGCGGCGCGCTTCACGGCGACAACGGCTACCGTGCGCGTCGGCCCCAAGGCGTCCTTGGCTGCCAGCACTCAGCACTCGGTGCGGTTGAAGGCACGCACGTCGAAGGCGTGGACGGGGTGGACGCTCAACTACCGGCCGTCTGGACCCACGTCCACCACGGGCGAGGTCATCATCGCCACCGGCCTGTCGATGTCCACGACTCCGGTCACGCTGGAGTACACCTTCACAACGACTGGCACGGCACCGGGAGCATCGGCATCTGTCGTTCTGATCAGTACGACGGCATCCGTGTCGGACTGGGTGGAGATTGCCGAGGTCATGGTCGCCGCTGGTGCGGCGGCCCCGGACTTCTTCGATGGGGCCACCACAGACACGGCCATTGCTCAGTATTCGTGGGTGGGAACCGCGGACGCATCGGCGTCCACCTTCGAGGCGCGCTCGGCAATTCAGGTGCCGGTGCCGGATGCCACCTACGACGCCGTGCTGGACCCGCTTCGTCGCCGGATGCATGGGCTGACGGCAATCTCGGGACCGCTCGTCGTTCAGCACTTCCACAACAGCAACTACCACGCCTACGAAATCGAGTTCACTCTTGCCGCGGCTACGCCGTACATCTACGGAGAGCCGAAGGCTCTCACGCTGGCTCCGACATCACCTTCCGTGGTACAGGATTCGCCGTTCAACCTGGTCCCCTACCCTTCGGCCGAACTCGCCGAAGCGGCCAACCTCGTGGTGGCAACGAACTATGCGACGAATCCGAGCGCGGAGGTCAACACCACTGACTGGACCCTTGCCACCGCCGTAGTATCTGGCACGGCACCGACGGCATTCACCGTGCTGTCCCGCACGACGGAACTGTTCGCGGCTGGTACCGCTTCTGTCCGCGTGCGGCTTCTCGGCGACAACGGTACGACGGCGGTCGCGGCGGCAGTGTCCACCATCGACGCCTATCAGGATGCGTCTCTTCCCGCTGGCACGGGGCGGAGGGCTTCGATAAGCGTCTGGTCGTCCGTCCTGATCCTGGGTGGGAGTTCTCCGGGGACGCTGGTCAACTCGCTGATCACGACGTACGAGTTCTTCAACGGAGCCGCGAGCCTGGGTGCGGCCACGACCTTCGGCACGGCATCCACGACTGACTACAACGGTCGGGCATTCTCGGTCAAGTCGGTGGCGGTCCCCGCAACGGCGACGAAGGTGCGGGTCAGGGCGCGTGCGAATGTCACCTGGACAAGCGCCGCGGGTGCGACCAACTCCGACATCCGTCTCTATGTAGACGCTCTCGCCGTCACGATTCCGTAGGGGGGAAGAGACATGGCAACTGGAACCGGGAACTTCCCGAACCGGCCGTTCCGCCTGCGCATCGAGGTCTGGTACAACTGGCAGTCCGGCCGCACGGTGTCGAAGCACACCGAAGTCTGGATCGACAAACTCTCTTACTCGCCGACGTACTCGGGCAGTGGCTCCGCATGGCAGTTGTACGTGGATGGAGTCGGCAACGTCGCCAACTGGTCGGGTGGCTACGACTTCCGCAACGGCGACAACTTCCTGCTCCACAGCCGTGACGACACGATCACCGTCGGAGCGGACGGCAACTCGGGCGCGCAGATTTACGCGCAGTACGACACGCTGGGCTCTACCTCAGCCGGGGCAACCTACGACGGCGCAGACGCCACGGTTCCGAGCGCGCCGAACACGCCGACGGCCACGAATATCAGCACGACCGGGATGACCCTGAACTGGAACATCCCCTCTGATGGTGGCGCGTCGATCGACTCGATGCTTCTGCGTCGGTACAACAGCGCACTGGCGCTCCAGAACGACGACGCGGCTCAGCGCGTCGACTACGGCCAGGGCGCAAGCACCACCAGTTACGCAGTCACCGGACTCACTCCGGGCACGCCGTACTGGTGGGTCGTCTACGCGCACAACAGCCAGGGCTACTCGGTCAAGTCGGGAGCGCTGAACCAGAGCACCCTGCCTGCCGTCGCTCCGGGCATGACCATCACGCCCACCCCTTCGGGCCTGTCGTCAGTCGCAACGTTCTCGCCTCCGGGTGGAACCTCTGGTGTCACGCTCTACACGCTGGAGTATCGGCTCGGCTCTACCGGTGCCGTCACATCGACGACCACAACCAGCACCACTGCAACGGTCACTGGCCTGACCCCTGGCGCGTCCTACGAGTACCGGGGGAGTGCAAACTACGGCGCGTATCAGTCGCCGTGGACGGCATGGACTCCGATGGTCCAGCCCAACCCGTCGACCAGTCCTGGTGACTTCTTCGACGGCGCGACGACGGCAACCAGCGACCAGACCTACCGCTGGACAGGTACCGCCAGCAACTCCACGTCTGAGGCTGTAGGTCACGCACCGACCGGGTGGCTGACCTTTGCGCAGGGATCGACGACCTCCGGTGGGACCGGCGTCGTGGCCCAGGTGTCCGACCCTCAGTCGGGCACCAAGGGTGCTCGTGCCACGTTCTACACGGACGCCACGTCGGGAAACTTCCGCATCGGCCCGGACACGGGAACTGTCGGCCGGACGGACGTGACCGCTGGTGCCTCCTACGTCGGCACAATCTTCGTGAAGCCGTCACGCTCACAGCGCATGAACGCCGAACTGTACTGGATGAACGCCGCGGGGACATTCATCTCGCTCAACCTCGGGACACCGGTGGTCTGCCCTGCTGGCTCATGGACGCAGTTGACGGTGATCGCCGACTCTCCGCCGCTCGCAGAGTGGGCGTCTATCCGCGCGCTCGATGTCTCTGGGACCGGCTGGTCGATGTGGGTCGGCGGAGACACGATCACTGCGGATGCCGCGATGATCACGCTGGGTGCTGTGCCGATCGACTACTTCGACGGCTCCTACCCGGACGCCAACGGCTATGTCTACTCCTGGATGGGCGACCCCAACGCGTCGGCGTCCATCCGCGAGCAGGTCGAAACCAGCCTCAGCGACGACCTGATCGACCCGGACTGCCCGCCCGTCCCGCTCCCGCCTCGGCCGCCGGTTATCTCGGACCCCTGCATCACGGACGTGGGCCTGTGGCGTCGGTACTACGCGATGATCCCGGCGTCAGAGGTCTCGGACTGGCTCGACGTTCTGCCGACCTTCGAGTTGCGCACCTACTCGCTCGCCGAGCGTCAGGTCCGCATCCGCATCTACCCGAACCCGTTCAATTACCCGATCGGGCAGATTGACACGGCCAACTGGTGCGCCGAGCAGATCATCTCGTATATCCCGGCGACCTCAGTCATGACGCTGGATGGAGAACTTCAGCGCACGTTCGCATCGGTGAGTGGCGGGCCTACTGTCGCGGCTGACCACCTGCTCTACGGCACCGGCGGGACACCGGCCACCTGGCCGGTGCTCTCTTGCGGGATGTCCTATCTGGTGTCGTTCGATACGCCGGTCGGCGGGACCTCTCCCCCTCCCGGCAACCTGACCGCCGCCGTCACCCTGACGCGGAGGACGTAGTGGTTCGCGGCCTCTACGGAGGCAACTGCGTCGAAGGCCACCACGCCTACCTCTCGGATCGTGGTGGTCGGTCCCGCGTTGCGGAACTGGTCGACCTGTCCTCGATCACCTGGTCCCGCAGTCGTGATGAGATGTCCACGGCATCCGTCGTGATCCAGGGTGGGGCCTGTGTCGCGCAGATCGACGTGCTCCGGAACATCGAGCCGAAGCGCCACGAACTGGTGATCTTCCGTGGGGACGACCGTGTATGGGAAGGGCCGGTCAACCTTGTCGGGTGGCACGCGGACTACGTGGAGATTCAGGCCACCGATGTCATGGCGTACGTCTACGCTCGGCCGCTGTCCAAGGAGTGGGACAACCGGTACCGCGACAACATCGACCCGGACACCGGTGCCAACCTGGGGCCGCTCACGCGGCCCACCGAGGTCACCACTCGCATGGAAACGATCATGGCCTGGGAAATGGCTCAGCCCATGTCGTACCTGGCAAACGATGGGGTCACGGTTGTCACCGTCCCGGCGTGGGAAGCGCTCACCCCTCCGGCCAACGTTCTGCCCTACTTCGTGGCGCATCACTTCCCGGATGAGGTCCGCACCAGCGCCTACACGAAGCCGTACGAAATGACCGTGGGCGAGCACCTGGACAACTATGCGCAGACCGGTGGCCTGGACTACACCGTGGTCGGGCGGGCTATCCACATCTGGGACGTGAACCGGAACATCGGTCAGACGCGGACGCTGACCGAAGCGGACTTCTTCGGAGAGGTCATCGTCACTGCGTACGGTTCCGACTTCGCCGCACTTGCCTTCGCCGTGGCGCAGGACGGTCGCTACGGTGGCGCTGGCGCGGAAGACGACTACTACGGTCCGTGGGCAAAGATTCACACCGTCGAGAACGAGGATGACGAAGAGGCCCCCTCCCAGTCCTATCTGAACTCTCAGGCCCAGCGGAACCTGGCAGGTCGGAACCCGGTTCCGGTCGAGGTTCGCGTCCCGGACAGCAGTGGCCTCCGGCTGTCGCCGGGGCTGTCGATCGACGACCTGGTTCCCGGTACGCACATGCCTCTGCTCGCTACGCTGAACTCGCGACAGATGAGCCAGATGCAGAAACTCCACAAGGTGGTCGTGACGGAGACCTCCGACGGTGAGAACATCGCAGTAACCCTGCTCCCGGCAGCCGCCGATGAGACGACATGAAAAGTAGGACTTTCGGAAGGGGCGTCTAATGCCTGGTGGATGCGGTTGCGCAGGAGGGTCTTGCTCGTGCACCATCACGGCGGGGCCTGGCCTGGTCATTACGGGAACGGGCAACGCCTCGTCTCCCTTTCAGATCGCGATTGCGCCTGCACCCAGCGTGCTCGTGATCAACGCGGCGGGTCCGCTCGACTTGTCCGGGAACAACGGCACCGCGGTCGTTGCCGTCACCCTGAACGCGAACGCGACCAGCGTGGTTCTGCCCACCCGCGGTGGGCACCTGGACCTGCTGATCACGCAGGGCACGGGCGGTAGCCGCACCATCACGTGGCCCGCCGCAGTGATCTGGCCGGGTGGCAC